TATGGCGCAGTATGGAGTTCCGCTTGATGACATAGCTGCAGTCATTGGCATGTGCGATGATACCATGCTCAAAATCTATAAGAATGAAATAGCCAAAGGGCGGGCAGCTGCTAACGCCAAGATTGGCAAGCGTCTTTTTGAAAAAGCTATGGATGGGGATACTACGGCCCTCATATTCTGGGCTAAATGTCGTATGCGCTGGAAATCAGAAGACAAAAAGGCCGAGATGGAAGAATCGGTTATTCCTCCGCCCGTAATTAATGTTCAAATCGTAGATGGCAGGGTAAGTGCCAATGCCGATTGAAATATGTCCCAGTCTTACGAGACCGCAGGCGACCTTTCTCCAAAAAGCCCACAAATACCGTGCCTTTGTTGCGGGTTATGGTTCGGGGAAAAGCTGGACAGGCTGCTGTGCCTTGGCCATGCACTTCTGGCAGCATCCAGGCATCGATGCCGGATACTTTGCACCGACCTATCCACAGATACGCGATATTTTTTACCCCACAGTTGCCGAATGCTTCGACCAGTGGGGGCTTGAAGCCATCGTCAAGCAGAGCAAACATGAGGTGCTTGTGCTTTCCGGCAGTGACTTCCGTGGAACAATAAAATGCCGGAGCATGGACAAGCCGGAAACCATCATCGGCTTTAAAATTGGGCATGCACTGGTGGACGAAATTGACGTCATGAACGTTGATAAGGCGACACAGGCGTGGCGCAAGATCATTGCTCGTATGCGCTACAACAAACCTGAGCTACGTAATGGAATCGATGTCACAACCACGCCGGAAGGATTTAAGTTCGTCTATAATCAGTTCGTCAAACAGGTTCGGGAACGGCCAGAGCTTGGTGAACTGTACGGACTAACACAGGCCAGTACTTACGATAATGAAATCAATCTGCCGCCAGACTATATCTCGTCCCTACTACAAAGCTATCCACCGCAGCTTATACAAGCTTATATTAACGGAGAGTTTGTCAATCTTGAGACCGGCACCATCTATTGCCAATTCAAGAGAAATATTAACTCATCTACTGAAAGCATCAAAACAGGTGAAGTCCTCTATATCGGCATGGATTTCAACGTAGGTAAAATGGCTGCTGTAACCCATGTTAAGCGTGAGAAGCTGCCTCATGCGGTAGATGAAATAGTCAATGCTTATGACACTCCAGATATGATTCGGCGTATCAAAGAACGTTACTGGAAATACGAAAACGGACGTTATGTACCGACCTGCCAGATTCGCATTTACCCTGACGCATCCGGGGACTCTCGCCGCTCTGTCAACGCCAGTGCCACCGACATTGTCCTGCTTCGGGAAGCTGGATTTCAAGTCTGTGTCAATCGCGCAAACCCACCAGTCAAAGACCGCATTAATGCCATGAATGCCATGTTCTGCAACAGCCTTGGGGAGAGTCGGTATTTTGTTAACCTGGAGGCCTGTCCTTCCTATGTTGAGGCTCTGGAACAGCAGCCTTGGGCCAAAAGCGGTGAGCCGGATAAAACCACCGGGCATGACCATCTGAATGATGCTGCTGGATACTTCATCGTGCGCGACTATCCTATAAATCGGCGTGAAATCTACTTTGGCAATGCTATGGGCTAACACCAGAAGGACAATCTTATGGACTATGACAAAAAACATCCTCTCTACGGTCCTGGGCTGATACGCCGTGAACTTGCTCTCGATCTCTATGAAGGGGGTAGGCATGTGGAAGGAAAGTCGGCCTACCTAGTACGTCATCCCTATGAGAGCAAGGCTCAATATAAAATACGTATGGATCGTGCCACCTATCGCAATTTCACAGCCCCAATTGTGGATGTCTTCTCCAGCTTTATCAACGAAAATCGTCCTCAACGCGAATTGCCGACCAGCCTGTCTGCGATAGAAGAAAATGCCGACCGTATGGGTATGAAGGCAAATCCATTTTTTGCCCATATTACTCGCTTGGCCGCTGCCGGAGGCATACGCTTTGTGCTGGTAGATATGGAACCGGAAGCAGGGGCAAGTATAGCCGAGGCTAAAGCTGCCGGACGACGCCAGCTTCCTTACTTTGTGGACGTGAACCCAGACGATGTGCTGGATTGGCAAATAGGCCCAGATGGTCTGGATTGGGTGGTAATTCGCTCAAACAGTATTGAAGGTAATGCCCCCTTTACCGAAGGCATCCTCTATGAAACCCTCACAGTCTGGATGCCTACAGAATGGAGGCGGTATAAGAGAATTGTAGAAAATGGCAAAGGTGGGACAGCAGACTGGCATGAGGATAGCAAAGGAATTAATCCGACAGGCGTGGTTCCGTTAGTTCCCTTTATTTTTGAGGCTGGGCCGGACAGTATGACCGGAGTTGCGGCCACGGATGATATTCTGTCTTTGGTGTTGCGCATCTATCGGCGTGACAGTGAACTGGACAAGATGCTTTTTGACCGTGCCGTGCCGCTGCTCAAGGTCTGCGGCATGGATGTGAAAGACTGGGAAACGTTCACTGTAGGCAGTTCCAGTGCCCTCATGTCCACCGAACCACAAGGCATTGAGGCCGAGTATGTGGAACCTACCGGCACTTCTTTTGAGGCTCAGACCTCCTATCTGATACGCGATGAGAACAGCGTGCGTGAAATTGCTCTGCGTATGATTCGGCCGTTGTCTGGCGTAGGAGAAAGTGCCGAAAGTAAACAGATAGACCGTCAACAGCTTGATACCCAGCTGGCTGTCTTTGCCCGACGCTGTGCCTCTGCCGAGGTACGCTGCTGGAAAATAGCAGCCAAATGGCTGGGCTTGGGTGAAGCGGAGCAGGATTCCATCTCCACTCCTTATACGGAAAACTACGATGTAGAAGCCACAAGTGAAGCCATCGTGACTGCCTTGCTCTCGCTCAAAGGGCAAAACATTATTTCTGCTGCCACTATCCGACAAACAGAGGCCGTCAGAAAATATCTGCCCGAAGACTGGACACCGGAAGAAGAGGAGATTCGTCTGCAGCAGGAAACAGGCAGTATGACCACCAGCAATACTACACTCAGCCTTTCCAGTGCTCTGCAACGTAGAAGTTTAAACAGTACGCAAATCAATCTGTAGCAGAGCAACACCATGACGATTGACCAGCGCGTTGAGCATCATCTGCTCACTCGTCTCCTCTGGTGGCAATATGAGCTTAATCTGCTAACCATTGAAGCCATAGAGACCTTGCTTACTTCCATACAGGAGGCGCAAGCTGAAATCATGGTCAAGATACAGGCAGATATTGAGGGGATCGCAAAACTCTCTGAATGGCGTAAGGAATACGATGAACAGGTGATGGTTTGGATGGATGGAATTACTGCTTCCACCCGTGCGAATGTCACGAGTCTGATAACAGATGCCAGCATCGGTGTAGCGTTAGCCTCCATTGACAATCTGAACGACACTCTATCCTTCGGCGGTAAGGCTAAAGCTGCCAGTATAATAGAAGGGCTAACCAGTGAGCAGATACAGGAATTCTTTATTCATCAGCCGCTTGGAGGCCGTCTGCTTGCCGAGTGGGTAGATCGCAGCTTTTCTCACGGGGCGCAGGAAATGATGCTCAATGCCATCCGCGTTGGTGTTCTGCAGGGTGAGTCCATCCAGAAGCTCGAACAACGTGTCATCAATGCTGCCGCACAGGGCTTCGGCATCACGCAACGAGAAGTCTCGACTCTGGTACGGACTTATGTGCAAGCCGCTAATGTTGGCGCGCAAGAGCATGTCTATAAACAAAATGAGGACATCATCAAGGCTTACAAGCGCACGGAAACCCTCGACAATCACACCTGTATCATTTGCGCCCTTGCAGATGGAGCCGTCTACAAGCGTAATGAGCAACGCCCTCAACTCCCGGCCCATGCGAACTGTCGTGGTATCTACCTGCCCATCCTAGTGCCTTTCCGCGAGCTGGGGCTTGATATGGACGACTTTGAAGATATTGAGCGCAACTGGGCTATGCGCGATACCGGCCCGTTAGGCACTCATGCCGCCAAGTTGTTGTATTTCGGAAAGTACAAAGGTGATTATCATGGATGGTGGCAAGAGCTAACTCCAGAAGAAAAGGCCAAAACATCCATCGGCCCCGTCCGTCAAAAGCTGCTCGAATCTGGCGCAGTCAAATGGGAAGATATGTGGGAT